ACGTGAACCGTCCGGCGCGGCGCGCCGACTTGGTTGGGCCGGCGCCGTGAGCTGCGGCGGCAAGATCCCGAACAGCGTCGCGCTCCGCGTCCAGGCCGCAGGGATAGCGGCGTCGATGCTCAAGGAGCGCAGTTTCACGGACACGGAAGGAAAGGAGGTTGGCTTCGGCACCGTCGCCGGCTTCGTGTATGACTTCATCCGCGGGCCGCTCAGCAGCGCCGAGATCGACAAGGAAGAGCCCGGCCACCTGCTGGGCCCCAACGCCATCAAAGCCCGGCAAGACTTCATCAGCGCGCCCTGCTGGGATATCGCTTGCGAAGCCAAGGTGCGTCAAGCTCTCCGGGAGAGCGGTTTCGTGTCGACGCTATCTTTGTTGCAGCAGGCCCCTGAGAGTCTTGTCGCGCATCACGGCCTGACCGCAGAACACCTCGCCAGCCTGCGCGAGGAGCTGGCGGCGCATGGGCTTACACTCGGCATGCCGGCACACGCCATCCATTTGTGGGTCATCCATGGCAAAGACTACCGCGGTCACCTCCAAGCGGCGCGGTAAGCGCATCGCCAAGAAGCCGGCTCCCGCAAAGGAGCTGGCATCGCACGACTCCGCGACCATCGAGCACGAGGACGGCAAGACCACCGTCGTACTGATGCAGCCGGAGATGCAGCGCCGCGAGGCGTTCGCCCAGGCGTTCGTGCAGACCGGCAACAAGACCAAGGCCGCAGGCATGGCCGGGTTCACCGGCACGCCGGCATCGCTGGCGCGGCGTGGCGCGTACCTGATGCAGGAGCCTGCCGTGCGCAAGCGCGTGCAGCAGATCCAGCAGAACCTGCTCCTCAAGTTCGAGCTGACCACCGAGGATGTGATCGCCGAGCTCGCGCGTGGTGCCTTTTGCGATCCGGGCGAGGCGTTCGACGCCAACGGCGATCCGCTGCCGATCCCCGAGATCCCCGAGAACGTGCGCCGCGCCGTCGCCGGCTACAAGGTGGTGCGCAAGACGTTCGGCGAGGACGGCGAGAGCGTCGAGAAAGAGCTGAAATTCATGAACAAGGAGAGCTGCCTGGACAAGCTTGGCAAGCACCTTGGTCTGTGGAAAGACGACAATGACAGCGGCGGACGTTTCTCCGCCGACCAGTTCCTGAGCCTGATGCTCGCGGCGCGCAGACGCGAAGGGGAGATGCGTGTCCACGGAAATCAGCAAAAGCGTACAGGCACAGCGCTCGAAATACTCGACAGCTGACCTCGCTGCTGCCGAGGAGATGGGGCGGTTCTTCTACGATCCGCTCGGCTTCGTGTTGTGGGCCTTCCCGTGGGGCGAGAAGGGCACGCGCCTGGAGAAACAGACCGGCCCCGACACGTGGCAGGTGGAGATCCTCACCCTGCTCGGAGAGGCGGTTTCCGCCGGCATCGACGTAAAGGACGCGCTGCCCGTGCTGATCGCGGTCGCGTCCGGTCACGGCATCGGCAAGACCGCTCTCATCTCGTGGATCATCCTGTGGTTCATGTGCACGCGCGAGCATCCCGAGGTGATCGTCACCGCGGGCAAGCGCGAGCAGCTCAGCGGCAAGACGTGGCGCGAGCTATCGAAGTGGCACAAGATGCTGATTGTCTCGCACTGGTTCCTCTGGACCCAGACGAAGCTCGAGCACACGCTGTTCCCTGAAACGTGGTTCGCCCATGCGATCGCATGGAGCAAGCAAGCGCCGGAAAACTTCGCCGGCACCCACGAAGAACACGTGCTCATCATCTACGACGAGGCCAGCGCGATCGACGACGCGATCTGGGAGTCGACGGACGGCGCCATGACCACGCCGGGCGCCATGTGGATCGCCTTCGGCAACCCGACGAAGACCACCGGCCGCTTCGCGCAGTGCTTCGGCAAGTTCAAGCACCGTTGGAAGCATCGGCACATCGACAGCCGCACGGCCAAGATGGCGAACCGCGCGCTGCTCCAGCAGTGGGTCGACGACTACGGCGAGGACAGCGATTTCGTACGGGTGCGCGTGCGCGGCGTGTTCCCCCGCGCCGGCACGCTCCAGTTCATCGGCCTCGAGGAGGTGAACGACGCGTTCCGCAGGCAGGCCAGGGGCTTTGAGGAATTCGGCCGAGTGCTCAGCGTCGACGTTGCGCGGCATGGCGATGACCAGTCCTGCATCGTTCGCCGGCAGCAGCGCAAGGTCTGGCCGCTCAAGCGCATGCGCATCACCAACCTGATGCAGCTCGCGTCGCGTGTCGCCGAGGAGATCGACGATTTCAAGCCGGACGTGTGCTTCATCGACGCCACCGGCATGGGCTGGGGTGTGGTCGACCGCCTGCACCAGATGAACTACCGCAACGTCATCGGCATCCAGACCGGCGAGAAGGCCGAGAAGCCCGATCTGTTCTACAACCTGCGCGCGGAGCTGTGGTATCGCATGCGCGAGTGGATCCGCAACGGCGGCGACCTCCCGCAGGACAACGAGCTGGAGACCGAGCTCACCGAGCCGGAATACGGCTTCGACGCCAAGCAGCGCTGGGTGCTCGAAACCAAGGAAGACATGAAAGCCCGCGATCTGGCGAGCCCTGACGGAGCCGACGCGCTTGCGCTATCCTTCGCGGCGCCCGTGGCGACGACCTCGCACAAGGAACCCTCGTGGCGCGACCGGCTTCGCAACGCGAAGGGCCGGCGCCGGACCTCACCCATGGCAGCGTAGGGGGCATAGATGGCGCAGGTCTACGACGAAATCCGCGAGCCCGTAAAGTCGATGAAAGGCGAGCAGGCTGATCTGCTCGCTCGTCAGACTTGGGGGCGCTACGAGTACGTGAAGCAGCGCGGACACCTCCAATGGTGCGACCGCGCGATCCGCTACGAGCAGTACTACCTCGGCGGCGGCCTGCACTGGATCGCCACCGACCGCGAAGCCCTCGAGTCGGAAGGCCGCCTCCCCGTCGAATGCAACGAAGTCGCCGATGCGGTCAACACCGCCCTCGGCTACCAGATCAACAACCGCGCGGATATCAGCTTCAAGCCGCGCGGCCAGGGCGCAAGCGATGACCTCGCCACGACCCTGAGCAAGGTCACGATGCAGGTGGCCGACAACAACAAGCTGCGCTGGCACGAGTCCCAGGTGTTCGCCGACGGCCTGATCCAGACCGCTGGCTACTTCGAGATCATCGTGGATTTCGGCGACAGCATGCGCGGCGAGGTGCGGGTGGGCACACTCGACCCGCTTGACGTAATCCCCGATCCCGACGCCAAGAGCTACGACCCGGATGACTGGTCCGACGTCATCATCACGCGTTGGCCCACCTTCGACGAGGTGGAAGCGCACTACGGCACCGCGGCGCGCAAGCGCGTGGAGGCCAGCTATCTGGCGTGGAAGGCGATCGGCGGCGAGCGCGACTTTGGCACCGACACAGACGATGCGCCGCGGTCATCGTTCGGCGATCCCGAAACGCTGAACACCTATCAGGACGCGTTTTACGAGGACGGCGGCATTCCGCGCGTCCGCGTGGTCGATCGCCAGCGCTGGATGCTGGTCATGACGCGTGTCGTCGTCTATCCGACCGGCGACATCCGCGTGGCCGAGAACGCGACACCCGAGAAGCTGACCGCGTGGCGCACCGCTGGCTGCACGATCATGCGCCGGCCGACGCGCCGCGTGCGCTGGACCGTCTCGACGTGCGAAACGCTGCTGATGGACGTGTGGAGCCCGCTGGCCCACTTCTCCGTGGTTCCCTACTTCCCCTACTTCCGCCGCGGCCAGCGCAAAGGTCTTGTCGACGATGCTGTCGGCCCGCAGGACATGCTCAACAAGGCGCTTACCGCCTACACGCACATCGTCGCCGGCAGCGCCAACAGCGGTTGGATCATCGAGCAGAACTCGCTGACCAACATGAAGACCGAAGACCTGGACGAGATGGGCGCGGCCAACGGGCTCGTGCTCGAGTACGTGAAGGGATCCAAGGCGCCCGAGAAGATCAAGCCAAACGAAGTGCCGGGCGGCGTCGCCGACCTCGCGGCACTCGGCTCGCGCAAGATCAAGACCACCAGCGGCAACACCGACGAGATCAAGGGTCAGGCCGGCAAAACACAGTCGGGCATCGCGATCCAGTCGATGCAGTACGCCGCGCAGATGGCGCTCAGCGTGCCGCTCGACAACCTCGCGCGCACGCGCCACATGGTCGCCATGCGCATCCTCGAGATCATCCAGGCGTTCTACGACGACATGCGCGTGTTCCGCATCACCCAGACCGATCCGGTCACGGGTGAGGAAAGCACCACCGACATGCCGGTAAACCAGCCGAACCCGCAACAGCCCGGCTCGATCATCAACGACGTGACGATCGGCGAGTACGATGTCGTCATCACCGAGCAGCCATCGCAGGTGACGTTCGACAACAGCCAGTTCAACCAAGCGATGGAGATGCGCAAGGAAGGGGTCAAGATTCCCGACTCCGTGCTCGTGCGCAACTCCACGCTGTCGAACAAGGCCGAGATCATCAAGCAGATGCAGGCCGCGAACGACCCCGCCGCCGACTCTCTGGCCCAGCTCAACCTCGCCAAGGCAGCGCTCGCCAACGCGCAGGCGGCACTCGCCCAGGCGAACGCCATCAGCAAGAACGTGGAAGCGCTGTTCAGCGCGATCCGCACGGGACAGATCGTGCTCACCATGCCGGGCGTCGCGACCGTCGCCGACGGCATCGCGAAGTCCGCTGGGTTCGTCGACAAGGACGAGGCGCCGATCTACCCGGAGGGCAGTCCCGAGGCTGCCGCGGCCGCTGGCGCCGGCGCACCGGGCGGTGTGACGCCGCCGCCGATCAGCACCAACCCGCTCACCCCTGACAATCCCGATGTCGGTGCCGAGTCCGGCATCGAGAACGGCGCCCCGCAACCCGTCACCACCGGAGCATGACCATGGGCAAGAACATGAACGTGACGAAAGCCGAAATGCCTGGATCCCCGGCGTCCCGCTGGAAGGAGCCGGAGGAGCGCATGAACGGGCCGTTCGACGACTACGAAGTCACGAGCGCGTTGCGCACGCT